GAAAAAAGCAGAAGATGATAATTATGACTGGAATTATATAGGTGGTGATGAAAACACTGCAAATAAAAGACAGAGAATTGAAATTATCGAAGGAGAAAAAGAAGTAGAAGAAATAATAAAAAAGAAAAGATTAGAGCCTGGTCATAAGCCTACTGGAGTTAGTTGGCAGTCAGCGTGGGATAAATTACCTGATGGTAAGAAAAGAGAATTTGGATCTATAGAAAACTTTAAAAGAGAAGGAACTAAATTTAATGAAGGTAAAAAACCTATAGAAGTTGTTTCTGAAGAAAAAATTATTAAAAAAGTTCCTACTAGAGAAGAAAAAATTATTACTCAATCTAGAGAAGATTGGATTAAAACACAGCATTGGGCTGAAGGGTTACCTAAAGGTTTAATTTCTTCACTAGCAATTAGTATGAGAAAAAGAGGTAATGACATGACTCCTAAAGAATTATATGAAATATTTAAATCACAAACATCTGAAAAAGAGTCCGCTGAATGGGCTAGAAAAAATGGATATGGTTATTTATTAGGTGGCGGAGGAAGAAGAGGGTCAACTACATCAAGAGGTAAAACAAACTTTAACTAATGCCTACAGATTTAAAACAACAAGTAGAAGAATTAGAAATTTTAAAATCTATGACTTCTGATTTTGGAGAGCAAATGGAAATTGCTGACAAGATTCATAATTTGAAAATGAAAATTAATGGAGTTAAGCCAACAGATTCGTATATTGAGTGTGTTGGGTGTGGCTCATAAATAATTAACTATGGGTAAAGAGATGATTAAACGTGCGGATGGTAGTTATTCTCAAAGAGGCCTTTGGGATAATATAAGAGCAGCAAAAGGCTCAGGGAAAAAACCATCTAAACAAATGATTAAGCAAATTAAGAAAATCAAAAAACAAAAATAATATGTCAGCAGGAGAGAATCAACCATTTATACTTAGTGATCAAAACGCAGTAGACGTTCTAGCAATTAGAAAGGTTGAACTCTTACTTGATGTATTAGCAGCATTAGAAAATGCTAACTCACCAGATCTTTATGGTGTGAAGATGTCTGTAGTAGACAAAATTGAACGAGCAGTACAAAATTTATAACATTTTATCCCAATGAATTTGAAGTACTTTTATCGCAGGGTGGTATGGCTGATCTATCTTCAATTTTAAGATATAATCTCTTAATAAAGTTTTAGGCAGTTTGATCGCTGCTAAGTGATTCATATATTCTTTTGACTTTTTCATAATGCATGGTCTTTAGCATTTTTTTAAACTTTTTCTTATCTCCAAAATATGAATGACACTCTCTGCATAATGCCATTAAATTTTCTGGACTATCTTTTTCTGATGAACCACCCATACCTCTAGGTTCTATATGATGAATATCAACTGCTGTAGTGTCACATACCTCACAACCAATCCAATCACCGGGTTCGTGCATAAATGATTCGTGATATAATTTAACGTGTTTTTTCATTTCGGGGGTCTATTTTCGCTACTCGTTTTTCAAAAATTTTTATTTGGGGGTAGTTTGATTTGGGGTGTCATATCTAAACCTACGTTTATCAACCTTAAACTCATAATATTTATTTCGCTCGTTTATTGTAACAACATCCCAATCCTTTATATCCTTCTTTTTAAAGTTTAATAACACATATCTTTGACCAGATAAGAATAAAACAAACAATACATAGTCCACATCTAATTTCTCAATAGTAAACATATTAACCTTCAGAGATCTCTCACATCCCTTAACATCAATCTTTTTTTCATTTACAATTAAATCAGCATCAGAAACCCCTTTTTCTTTTACAAAGGCTGAGGTAGTATAATTAGTCCCTTTTAAATCAAAGTGGTGCCTAACTAATAGTTCTGCTAATATTCCCTTAAAATCTGTATAGAATTCGTTGTCTACCGGCTCGTCAAATAGAATAGGATTCTTGTATTTGTAACTCCTAGACTTCCAGTATAATTTTTTGTAGTGGTCACGATTGGCCATGACTCGTGTGTCGACATATAATCTCGCATGATCAAAAATACATCTTGGTATGTTATACGGTCCCTCCAATCAACTTTCCTAATAAATCGTCCTGTTTCATCACATAATATTCAACACCCTCGATTTTGTTTAGAAAAGAATTTCTCTCATGAAATCTAACCTTATCCCCACTAATCAAACCCAGTTCATCTTTATTCTTTAGCGGAGTACTTATATGCCTTACATATCCCTCTTCTTCACTCTTCTTTGGTACACCTACATAAATAGATCCTACCTTTTCCTCAATGATATCAGGTTCCACTAGTACATGATTGGAAATAGCAGCAAGGCTTCCGCTCCTCACAAAACAAAAGCACTCCTCTAAATCGACAAGGTAGACATCCCTTTCCCCTGTTACAAGATTTTCTTTATCTACAGTTAGATAATTGAAATAGACTAGGTCGCCTACTTGTAACTCCTGCTTGATCCAATCTCCTCTTGTGTTTTTACACCACTCTCCTCTAGGCAAAGCCACGACCTCTCCACATATCGTAACGTGATGTTCTGGATTCCAGGAAACGTCTATATACAGTTTTTCTCCAGAAGAAAACTCAACCTCATCGTTGTATTTCTTTGAAACCTTAACTGCTATTCGTTGTCCAATCATATTCATGAAATGCAATTTAAAAAAATGAACGATTGTTCACATGCAAATAATTAACAAGTTCTTAACAACAATATTAACTGCTAGACATTATGGCTATCTTGGCTAGACAAATTGGCTACCCCTCTATATATATAGTATAATATATAATATATATAATATATAATACTAGTATATTATATTAAACCAATATACTACATGTTTGATCACCCCGAATCATTTTAAAAGGTTCTAAGATGGTCTAAAAAATGGTCCGGCATAACACCATTAAAAATTAAATAAAGTTTCTTATATTTGCTCAGAACGTCATTGTAGATGTTTTTGTGTGGCAACACCTAGTATATGGGCCAACCGATCGAAATGGGAAACTGGAAATGAGGAACTGGGTACCCTGTGAAATCGGCATTTATATTCGAAAACAGTCCACTTAGGACTTGGACAAACCCACCCATACACCTGATAACCAGTCGTTTACATTTCATCTACTACGAATTTTGCATCCGGTAGTCATTTTTTGCACCGGATCTTACACAAAAAGGGAAACGTTCACCCAAACAGGAAAATATTTTGCCCTCGTTATACAAACGATGCAACGTCCTGAAGATTTTGATTACTAACAATTAAAACTAAATAAGACATGACAGAACAAGACGAGAATTTAAGACAAGGAAGAAGCCAACAACAACATGAAGACTCATTCAAGATATTGGAAAAGGTAGGTGATATTAGCCTAGTTATTTTTGTTATTTACATATTGATACGTCCATGGTTGTAGCCAAGAAATTGGTTGAGTTGTTCAGCCATCATCACAGCGTAAATAAATACATCAAGAGTTTAGATCATGAACTACAGTACAGAACAGTTATGATCTTCTTAGCCTGTGCGATCCGAGAGAGTGAGAATAAACAGGAATTTAGTTATTATACTATGCCAGAAGTTATAACCATATGTGAACGTATGGGATGGTTAGCCAATAGATCTAATCAGACACCGATCTATAGAGAACATAAGAAGTTACTCGCATTAGGGTTTGTTGATAGATTAACCAAGAAACAGAAGTTTAAAGGCCAACAGTTTTGTGTTACCGTATATGGACGTATACAGTTAAGACGCATATATAATTACCTTATACGAGATCTTTATATTCCCCTATAGTAATTTGATAAGGTCACCCCAAAATGATCTGATAAGAAAACCCTAAAACCTTTACACATTGTGGATCATATGTAAAGCAAAATGCCTCGTAGTTCAATTGGATAGAACGACAGACTTCTAATCTGTAGGTTGAGAGTTCGAGTCTCTCCGAGGTAACTAAATTACCCCCCAAATACCCCCCAACTTGGACAGTCGTAAAAATTTTTTTTAAATTATTTTCCCTTGATTTTACAGGTTAAAACGCAGATTTCTTTGCTTTTTGTGTTTTTAACATTTGGTTGTTAAGAAAATATTTCGTTATATTTGTACCATCGTTCAAAACAAATATTAATTAAAACTGAAAATCATGTTAAACGTACAAACTGAAATTAACGAAACTAAAAACAACACTAACCCAATTATCAAAGTAGGAGACAACGTCAGAAGTTATGACTTCCCTACATCCAAAGACTGCTTCGTTGAAGGAGTTGTTGAATCAATTGAAGGTCACCCACTTGGTGGCGGAGGTGAGTTCCTCAAATTTAAAATCAATAGAAAAGTATTTTCCGGAAAAGAGATCCTAGATTCTGAAAGAATTGGCGAGTACAATTGGGCTCCTCAAAACGGACAGGTGCAGATGATGAGTGATGAACTTACAAATGGGGTTGAATTAGTCATCCCTGTTTGTGATGATGATTCTCATCTTACATATCAAATTGGCGAAAGCGATCTATATGTTGAGTTCTATGACTTTGATGGTAATGGTAGAGCACAATGGACAATGTACAGCCAAGAAAGACCGGCTATCAGATATGCAGAAGGTCAGATCAATCTTGTAACAAATTGGGCTCACGTTTCTGTAAGCACAGGGATCGTGAATTTATTCAATGTTGACGAAGATCAAGTTGACGTTGATGGTGTTATAGTTGACTTAATAGAAAATAGATCTATAAGAGTTACTAAAGCATAGGCAATCTGATGAGATCTTAATGATCGAAACGCTCTCCGGAGCGTCATTGTCAAATCACTAAAAAATAAACAAAGTGAAAAAATCAAAATTAAAACTAGTACTAATCGCAACAGTAGTTGGAATAGCAATCAGTTTTCTAGGTGCTGCATTAATTCAAGCGATGGATCTTATTGAGAGACAATCTGATCTAATGAATTTAACAAACTTTCAATAATCAATTAATAATTTAAACTGAAACAAAAATGAAAAACTTATCTAAAATTATCGAAGCAACTACACTATCTGTAGTAACTGCATTTGTATTATTTGCAATCACTAACATGATGATCCACTTAGCCGGAATGATTGGCAACGGTGTTGAATTAGTCTACTATGGTATTACTGTCTTGTTCCTATTGTTCTTATCTACTGTAATATCTTTTCTTAACGTAGGTGTGTGGAAGGATGCGGTCACCCCAAAATCATTATAGTCATGGAGAATAACTTTAAACTTAAAGCAGTACGAGTTCCTGACTTTGACATGGTAGGTGACAAAGAATATGGAGATAGACCTTACGGTGTGTGTTTAGATGTGTACGACCAAAATGATGAATTTTTAGAAAGTGGAACAGATTGGTCCTATTTTGAAACTGAAGAAGAAGCCGAAGACTATTGTTTAAAATATAATAAACCTCTGATGAGCCTGTGAGATTCAGGCGAAACGCTCTACGGAGCGTCAGGTATAATTTAATTAAAACTGAAAAAATGAATTTACAACAAATTAAAAACATCTGTACTGATATTAAGTCAGATGATGAATGGGTTTGCGACAGTCACGATAGTGCAGAGCATAAGGGTATTATCTACGGACTAGATCAATTAGTTAAACACTTAGAAGAAGTTAGTCCAAAAGAAACAGATAATAATAAAGATATAGCACTTATAACCTCAATCATAATCAACGAGGATATGTTAGGAGGAACAGTATTTCAAACTTTTGATAAGGCATATGAATTGGCAAAAGCATTTCAAAAGAAATACGCTCATGATTTTAATTGGGAAAATCAAGATTTAGATTTTGATGAAGCAATAGTCCAATTTGTTAACTCTAAAAACATCAACAGTTATGGATGATTACACAGCAATAGGATTAGCAGAGGGATTTGTAGAATGCCACGATGAGCAAGAGATCATCCAAGCATGGCAATACCTCCACACTACAGGCCTTGCCTACAAATTACAGGGATGGTTTGGAAGAACAGCAAAATCATTAATCGATCAAGGAATTATAAAATGAAAGTAAGAATCGACACAAAAAACTGGCTTGGGAACTACGGATCTAGAGTCAAAGAATTTGAGAATCAAAGGCACCTCGATAATTATTTAGCGAAAGCAAATAAAGATCATTCAACATCTAAGATTATCGGAGTGGAAATATTAACTACTAAAAACCAAAGCGATGGCGATAACAAATGAAATATTTGAGTACTACAGATCTCAACAGAGAAAGGTAGCAAAAGCAAAAGATCTTTTAAAAGATGAAGGGTATATAGTTTACCTGAAACCTAAAAGAAAGAAAAAGCAAACTGATGAGCCTGTGTAATTCAGGCGAAACGAGGGAGAAATGTTTTGAACGACTCCATGATTTTTGGCTCCCTCGTCTTTGTAAACTAATTAAAACTGAAACAATGAAAAATAATTTTTGTGACTGCTGTGAGCAGGAGATCGATCAAGATCTAGATTTTTGGTCTTATGATCGTAATGATGAGATCCTATGTGAAGAATGTTATAATCAGGCCATGGATCGCTCTACTGTAATTCAGACATGGTCACCCCAAGATCAGGAGACAAAAAAATATTACTATCCTCATGAAATAGGCAAAGCATTTAATGTTTATTGGGAGGAGATCTACTCAGATGATGACGAATACCATCAGCCTGTCGAAGATTGCAAATGGGTTAATTCATCTGCATGGAGAGGTTATATGGACGTTGAATTCAAGGATGGTTGGAAAGATATCGAAAGCGGATGGGCTACAGGATATTGGGAAGACGTTTCTTGGAAGCATAAATTCAATGATTTAGTTGGCGAGATCATAGGAGAGAATTCAGATTGTCCGGTAATGGTTTCTATTGTTTCAAGTTTAACAAGTAATGTTTTTTCACAAGCCACTTCTATTGTGGTAAGATCAAAAGACGAAGAAACATTTTTGGATTGGCTTGAGAATGAATACGGAATGACTAGAGAACAATTAAAAACATCACTAACATAATGGAAAAACAAGAGGTATTCTATAGTGTGACCAAGGCTGTCATCTATGGACAATTAATGCTAGAAGCATTGGACGAAGTAAAGGAACTTAAAATATTTAAGCAATCTTTAAAATTTAAAGTTAAACAAGCAGAACAAGAACTTGAGAGAGAGTTAGAAAAATATATAAATCTGTTTGCTAAAAATGACGAAGAGTTTTTTATGAATATTCAAAATCATATAGATGCTTTAGTAAGTAAGTTGTCAAGTCTTGGAGTAGAGGAACTTCCATTAGTTAATAAAATTATAGATGAATACCTCAACGACAAAGATCATTGGAAAGAAAATTTAGTAATACAGTTTAATCAAATAAAAAAATAATTATGGCTACTAATATTAAAATGAAAGAATTTCTTAAAGAAAATATTCTTAACACCATTGCTAGAAAATATAAATATTCTCCTGATAGATCGATAGAATACTTGAAAGAGATTAACCGGCAACTTATAGAGGTACAATCTTTAATAAAAGAAACTAAAGACTACATGTATACTGTAAAAGAGATCAAGGAAAAAGAGATCCAAAAAAATATTATTAACTATTCAAAAGAAACAAATGAGTTATCTAAATAAAAAAGATATTGAGTTAATATCTAATATAAAAAGTTTATTCCCTGACGCAGATGATAGATTTATTACTGCTATGTTTCACAATATTAGAGGCAAACAATCTATTTTTTCTGTTGATGATATGAACGATGATTCAATTTCAGATACAAATTATTTTGGTGTGTCAGACTAAATATGTATTTTAGCGATGTCAGACCAACAATTTAAACTGAAAAAAAAAACTATATATATGAACGAGCGTAAAATAAAAGAACTTCAAAAACAGTTTGGCTACGATCTATTACAAAGCCTTATCAATTCCGGAGAGGCTTGGAGAATAGGAGGTAAAGTCACTAAAGACTGCAAGTCAGCATTAAAAAGTGGTGCTTGTTACCTTCCATATCACTCAATAAAAATAAATATTTTTGTTACTGTTCCTTCTAGGTACCAGGTTGGTGCTAAAGAATATGGATCATTACAAAGATCTAAAAAGTATTGGAGCGACTCTTGGAATGTCTCACAAGAAATAGGCAAAAGCGTACTACAAAACATTTAAAAACAAAAACATATTAGTAATCATGTTGCTTGTGTGACAGGAAAACTATACTCAAAAAATCAACCAATGAACAGACTTGAAACCGACATTCAAACAATTGCAACCGCAATAAAACAAATTACAAAAGCAGACCCAATGGCTAACAATAGATTAAGGGAAACGATTGATGCAAGATTTATATTATTTAAAATAGCAAGAGAATTCTTGAACTTATCTTTAACGAAGGTAGGTAAACTTACAAACAAACATCATGCAACAGTATTATACGGTTGTAGAAAGTTTGATGATCTAATTATTACAGATAAATCTTTTAAAAAAAATTACCAATTAGTATTTAAACTTATGCTTGATGTAGAGTTGCAAAGTAAGATTGATACTGATGAATATATTGTTGACTATGTTAGTCTTCATGAAAAATATGATGAACTAACAGAGAAATACAATGGCTTGTTACAAACTGTTGAGGTTTCTGCCAACAACTTAATTAAATCACAATTTAGAAACATACATAATTCTGTTATTGAAAGAATTTTGAATGATTCGAACTGTTCTAATGACTTAAGCAAAACATTGAGACAGGTATTGGTAAATAAACTAAATTAATATTATATTTAAACTAATTCTAAATAATGAAAACTACTAAAATGAAACTGAAACGTCCGAGGACACATAGTTATCTGAAAACTACTGCAAAAGAATTGCTAAACATAAAAGCAATTCCTACTACGGAGGTATGTCAATATGTGTATGGCTGTAAATCTAAAAAGTCAACACTAAATCAAAAGAAAACAGGGTTATCACCACTTCAATTTGAAGAGTCTGCAAAGATCATTGCTTTTTATGAGCAGTTATCTGAGGAGATAGATGACATTATTAACAGTTGAACGATCGTTCAAGTCCCCTAGGGACTGCAACCTTTGGCCTCATACGTTCAGTATGGGGCGATTATTCAAACTGAAAAATAAACCTGATTTGTTTAACAATTAAATCATACTTCTATGAAGAAGAACACATTTTTATATTTACTTACAGATATTATAGATCTCCTAGAAAAAGGAGACATACTTAACTATGGGAAAAGATTTTCTCCGCTGACTATTTCATCCTACAAACAATTGCGTAATGGCATGAAGCGTTATAACTATAACTTTAATATAGAGGACTTAGATCTTAACAACGTTAATAGTAGAAAGGATAGGTTGAAGGTCACCCGAAAATTACAGAGCCAAGTAAATGGCTATTTAAATTTAATGCTTGATGACTGTAAGCACCCTAACACAAGGAAGTCACACCTAAAAAACATAAGGTCTACACTTAAAAAGGCAGAGGCTTACCATGGCTATTTGTTTCCTAAACTACAGTCAATGAGAGAGTTACAGACAGAAGTCATTGCTCTTACTCCGGATCAAGTAGAGATGATACACAACAACAATCCGGGAATCGAACTCGAAAACGTTTGGTATTACACAAGGCTAATGCTTTACTCATGCATGAGGATATCAGATCTTACAAACTTTCAAGCGACAAGTGATGGTAATATTGTTACGATCATTACTAAAAAAGGGATGGGATCTCTGTCTACCTTTTATTTACCAGATGATGTAAATAGTTACATAGCAAAGAACGGAACGTTTGCTTGGTCTTTAAAATCATTTAGAAGAGGACTAAAAGAATTGTTACAATTTTATCCTGAGTTTATGCAGTCTAAAACTATATATAATTTCGATCACGATGGAAATCCTGTTCCTTCACAACAGTTTTTATATGAACTAATTACACCACATAAATTAAGAAGTAGTGGAATTACATATCACTTATCAAAAGGATTAAGTGAGATGGAGGTCAGGAGAATATCAGGACATGCAAATGGATCTGAAGCATTTTACAGATATGTAAGACATAGTGATACAGAGTCTTTGAAGAAACAAGAAATTAACCACAAGTTGTTAATAAAAACTTAACATATTTTAACACTACAATCGTTCATATGTTAATATTTTTTTTAACTTCGAGGGAAACTACCACGACATGAAACAATCACCTAAAAGATGGTCAGATTTGACTACGAAAATAATGAGATTATTCATGATCGTAAGAGGTTTTCTCTTAGGGACTTCAAACTTTTCTTGCTCACACATCACGAAGATATATGCATGGAGCGAAGAATAAAGGAATGGATATTTGACTGGGAATCTATCTTGTTTCACGCAAGAAAATATTATATAGTAAACTTTTATTTAAATAATTTAATCAAAAATAACGATGGGAAAACTGAAACGAAAACTCAAAAAAACAACAATTGGTAGAGGCATACAAATTGTGCCATGGGTCGAAAGACTTAATTACTTCAACGACTACTTCAGGGTTGAAGGTTATTCATTAAACACAGAGATAATAGACATGAACGATAGTATTATCGTCATGAAGGGTATTGTATTAGATCCTGATAAAAATCCTGTGGCTGATGGAGTCGCTCATAAAAAAACTAATGAGCCATTTTCATTTCAAAAATGTCAGTCCGGTGCACTTAACAGAGCCTTATTTATTTTAGGTATAGTAGATAGTGGAGAGGATACAATAATGGATGAAGATGAAGCAAAAGAACTACAACAAGTAAAGCAACAGGATAGTATCAACGTGTATCAAAACATGGTAGATCATATTCCTATAGACTATACAGTTGTTGAGAAAAGAATTCCTGCTAATAAAGGATTACTTACAAGCGAACAGTTAAAGAATTTAAAATCTTTAATCAACGCTGAAAAATCAAAAAAGGCCACTAAACAGGCTATTAAGTAAACATTTAGGGAGGGTTTAACCAACAACAAAAAGTAAAAGCAACCGCTCTTTACTGCCCTCCCTTTTTTTAATTTATCGAGATGGATAGAGGAGTAAAAACGGAAAAAAAATCAAATAGAATTACATTCAGACTAACACCAAGTGAGGTACAAAACCTTAATGATATGTGTATGAATCAAGATATGAATGTATCTCAGTTAATTAGAACTGCATTAAAACAAACCTATAGTATATGAAAATTCAAAGAATACCAACAGCAAGTCTCACTTATGAAGAGTGGGTAGAATTAAGAAAGTCTTTAGTTTATAAAGGAATGGTAGGAGGATCTGATGCCTCTACTTTATTAGGCTTAAATCCATGGACATCTAAAATTACTAGATGGAATCAATCTGTTGGTACAGCCAACATTAAAAATATAGACAACGAGGTTATGTTTCATGGTCGTTTGTTAGAAGATTATGTTGCTGATCTTTGGCAATATTGGACAGGAGATCCAATCGAAATGATAAATAATTATCAGGGTAAAATAAAACTAAGAAAAAGCATAAGAAGAAATTCAATTTTTATAAACCCTAAATACCCTTTTCTGTTTGCGAACATTGACAGACAAATTACTAAGCATGATGAACTATCCGGAAAAGGTGTATTAGAAATAAAAACTATTTCAGGATATAATGCAGATAAATGGGAAGGTGGAATACCTCCATATTACATAGCACAAATACAATTATATATGCTTGTACTAGGGTATGAGTATGGCCAGTTTGCTTTTTTAAAAGATGGTAGGCATATGGATGTTTTTACTGTTGAAGCAAATCCTAATATCCAAGAGACAATACTTGAAGAGGCTGAGAGATTTTACCTTAGCGTTCAAGAAGCAAGAAACATAATTGATATTGAAGGAGAAACAATCAATATGAATGAAAGGTACAGATTAGTATCTCACCTAGAGCCTGATGTTGAAGATGAATACAAAGTTGATTTAGATCAATTTTTATCTGAAAAACATAAAGCAATGGTTGACAGGGTTAAGATTGATTCGGATGAAGAACTTTTAAATCTTACTAGAAAATATGTTGAAAGTAGAGACAAA